CAGGTTCGGGAAACAGCCGCTTGACCGCCTCCCGAAATAATCGTGTCTCCTTAGTAACGTAGGTCCACCCCCGCCAGTCAGACCGCCACTGAGAGTTGAGACTCGGTGGCCACGGGAGTTTGATCCTCACCTGTTAGCCATGATGGTTCTACATACTTGTGAAAAGGAAGACTCTTACAAACCTCTGGGTTGATGGACAAATACAATGAACCGTTCTCCCATATCCTGGGGTCATCAAACAAGGCTACCTGATCATCCCACACCACAGCCAGAGTATTGAACTCGTTCTTGGTGCGAAAATAATTTTCCTTGTTCCGTTCATAAGCACTACGTTTATACTTGTAGTTGACCGTTCCACCACCACCAGAGTTGCCACTGAGAAAGGTAACTATAATGCAGTCCTGACGAAACCCATCCGGTCCACGCTTGTCAATCTTTCTCCTGGCTTTCTTAACCTGGATAAGTCTAACATCACCATCTCGGATCGCAACTAAATCTTGGATTGGTTGCTGACCCCAGGCTGGAATAAAGGTGCTGTATCCATACTTCGCAAACTCAACCTCGACTCTGCGTTCACAGACAGCACCCTTCCAACTGTTAGCCTTACTAGAATGGGATGTCGTCTGACTTTCCATCCGTTTCACTAGCAGGTTCTGCTGACTTAGCTTGACCCATTGGTACAACGTCCAAGATTTCGTTGTAACCACGAGCGTTAGGACCGTACTCGACGGTGACAAACTTCCCGGCTATGTCGTGGAAGTCTTTCATCTGGGTAATGCCCAGAGCCTTGGCAATCTTTGCCACCTTGGACCTGCTCACTCCATCGCGCTTCTTACCATCGACGGAGTCCTGGTTGTTAAGCCAGAGGTAAAGGGTGATCCAGTCCCCTTCATACTCACCATCGAGTATCTCGAGAGGCAGCATCTGCTGTTTGAACCCCTTCTTGTCTGGATAGACATTGGGGCGGATCAACTGCACCTGGACATCGTATGTCCCTGGTGGAACTTTTCTTTTCTCACGGGTTCCAGACTCCGTGGCGACTTCCTCTACGTTGTCAATAACGAAGGAAGTGCTGTGCTCCTGTACTATTTCCTGCATCATTCAGTCTCCTTTGTGGCAGGTTTTTTGGATTGGACACGAGACTCCTGCACCAGGCGGAAGTACGTCTCCAGGTCAGCCGGACGAATTTCCGACGGTAAACTATAACGGTTCTTACACTCCACACCCATGGTGGCTGAAGTGTACAAGACACGGTCGTCAGTCTTGACTCCACGCTTGTCCTGCTTGCCGAAGTCCCCAGTCCTCGTCACCACTTTGGTGAAAGGAGCCAAGAATAATACTGAGTCAGCCCACTCTTGCAGGTCTGCAGATACATTCTTGTTTAACTTCAACGAGTTAGAATCGTATGGCTCCAGGTGGGGCTTGTCGATCCTGACAATCTTGGAGTGGCAGACAATGATATCCGACCACGCAAGTATGACGTACCCTTGCCGTATCCACCACCGACGGTCTCCAGAATCCACTCCTTGTGCTCATGGCACACGGACGAAATCGCGAGACGCTCCACGGCATCAGCAGCATCTATCACAAGATACTTCCGGTCGTGTTTCTCGGTGTACAATTTCCTGAGAAAATTAACTATCGAGTCAAAGCTCTCAGCATTATGTTTGTGCGGTTCCTTCTCCGTGTTGCTCGGCTCCACAGGAATAGCATCAAACACCCATAGGTCCTCGTTCTTGGCGAGAACTTCTTCAGCCCCGTTGTCCGTGTTAATCATCACGGTTTGAGGCAGGGAACAAGCAGTGGTCGTCTTACCAGACCCTGGCTCCCCAAAGAGGACAGTTTTACTAGGCCTGTCCTTAGCCTTGGTTCTAACACCATCTAACATTTAGTCTCCTATCAAGAGATCATCTAAATTTACGCTTCCCCAGTCATTCATCTGAATTACTTTTGAGCGTTGTTTCCACCGCTTGATACCTGCATCAATATCATCCAAGTACCAACGACTACCACATGCTAGACAATAGAGGTGGTCTGCCCTCTTATTGTTGTTACTAAGCCACCAGACCGTGCCATGGCCGTGGTCGTGATCAAAGCACCAGAAGTTTCCGTTATCGTCACGGTTGTATCCGAGCTCTTTAAACCGGGCCACGATCTTTCTGTCTCTGCGCCTTGCATCGACAGTCTTCTCACCCCAGTATGACTTATTCCAAATGCTTACGTTCCTGCTCATACTGCCTTATCAATTGTTCAGTAAGCTCCAAAGCGTTCTGGACCCACTCCAATGACTCTCTGAAATTATCACGTTCAAGATTTGATTCAGCTAGTTTTAGGTAGGACCTCGCGGCTTTGAGATCAGTTAGTAATTCATCCATTCAGATCCATCTTTCTGGAGGAAACAGGGGGTATTTGGACCAACGTAACCCCCTATGACGTTGAATTCAAAATGCTCCACGGCCTCATCGTGGGTCATCCCGTCCCTCTCTTGGTATATAGCCAAGCAACGGTAATAGTCGTAGCAAATAATCGGTTCTTGACCGAACCGTGTCACCACACCTATTAGCGCATCATCTATGTCATCATAGAAAACAAAATCCGTGTCAGGGTACGCATGAATAATGCGGTGCCTCTTCAGAACTTGTTTATTCACCACTTGTTGCACATCACGAAGCTTATCTTGTGGTATGCTGATAGTGATTTTATCTGACATCGCTGATTGCATCGAGGATTGCATCCGGTCCAGTGAAATAGTCATGGTGACAGCGCACATAATATTGACACCACTTCTGAGAACACAAAGGATGGTTGCGGTTTAAAGGAAAATAAGAATGGTCGAGCCTCCAAGACAAATCCTGAAGACGGTTGACCGTGATGAAAATATCTTCCGCATTGATGTTGATGGGCACAATCTGCGGTGCCGATCCCGGCAACAACACATGGATCTCACACCTTGGGATCTCACGCTGTAACCGAGTACGCATAAACCATACAGCATACAATGCAAGCTGGTATCTCCAGTCCTGTTGAGAGATTTTATAATCGCTAAGCTTCTTGGGCTTACGCTTGAAGTCCACGATCACATCCTCTCCACCACGATTCATCAACATGTCGATGACAAGCTTTGTCTCTCGAGCCATGCTTGCAAATCGCAGCACTCCCTTTTGCTGAAGCACGAGCGGAGTATAGTCAACCGTATCCAGGTATCTCTCCGCTCCAGTGACCGATGCGTCCAGTTCATCCATAACCTGTTGCAGGTCGTCCTTCGGCAACATTGAAATCATTTCATCAATGGCCTTCAGTCCTGCCTGTTTCATCGGAACCTTTGGGCTCCCATCAATCATGGGTCTGAGTTGACTTGCAACCATCTCTTCCATCAGCGTTCCACTGGCGGAGTAATAGTTGTAAGTCCGGGGCATTTTAACAACGTCATTGTAGTAAATACGCTTACCGCAATGCTCGTTTGCCCTGGAATAACTCAGGCCGATTGACTTATTTGCGCTAGTCGTTTCCATGATTTTAGACTGTCAAAAGGGGGAGTATTCCAATGCCTGATAGCGTCGGCATCGTCTTTAGATTCAGACTCGTAAAAGTCCATAATCTTGTAGTAACAAACCGGGATGTCCACGGTGGCTGAATCAAACCGATACCTCGTCCCGGGACGTTTGGTTGCAGTCATCGTGACTGGTCGCACATCCACGAGGCAACTCCGCCACTTTGTTTTGATCCGCACATAGTCAATCACACCACTGTTGGGCCTGTCCGTCACGAATGTGACAGTGATGTAGTTGTCGCGAGGGGAGAGGAAATCAAAATTGTACGGCCCCCTTCTCCGCACAAAAGTTAAACCATGATAGCCAGTCTGCGGGTCCTCACATTGGAACACCGACTCCGCATGAAACTGCGCCCTATACTGCAACGGAAACTCCTCGGGAGTCGTCCGTCTGCCCCAGTCTCGTAACCTCATGCCACTCCTTTCAGTTTGGCGTTAGTACGCTCCACGGTCTCACGATGAGACTTCAACTTCCGAGCGTAGATTTCGTGGTCTTTCTTGCTGAGTTTGACAACCCCGTTCCGGTGATCATCAAGCACGGCTTCGTAGACCTCTATGTTTTTAGAGATACGCACCACTGCGCGTCTCCGCCGTTCATTTGCTGTCATTGTCTCCTTGACAGTGAGAGTTATGCCCCGTGGCTCCGACTAGACTTGTGTTGAGCTCAGCCTATAAGGATGACACAAGCCCAGACACGGGGCAGTTCGGTTTTATTCCTCGAGTGTACGAAACTCGTAAGTTACGCAACACGCTACACCTATATGTTCAGCATCACGGATGAAGGCTTCTCCGATGTCTTGGAGTAG